GCCGGGGAGCCCGACCGCCGAGGTTCGACCGGGTGGTGGCGGCGGTCGATCCGCCGGCCAGCGACCGGGGCGATGCTTGCGGGATTGTGGTCGCGGGGCGCTGCGGGCGGTTCGGCTATGTGCTGGCCGACCTGACGATACGGCGGCCTTCGCCGGATGCGTGGGCGCTGCGGGTGATCGCGGCGGCTGAAGAGTTCGAGGCGGACGCCATTGTGGCGGAAAGCAACCAGGGCGGGGACATGGTCCGCTCTGTGCTCGCCACGCATGAGCCGCCGTGCGCGGTGCGGCTGGTGCATGCCTCCAAGGGCAAGCGGGCGCGGGCGGAGCCGGTGGCGGCTTTGTACGAGCAGGGGCGGATCGTCCATTGCGGTGCGTTTGCGGCGCTGGAGGAGGAGTTGATGGCGCTGGGCTCCGACGACTTGCGGCACAGCCCGGACCGGGCGGATGCGCTGGTCTGGGCGCTGACGGATCTGATGCTCGGCGGGCGGAAAGAGCCGAGGCTGCGGAGTTTGTGAGGGACTAGGGGTTAGGGACTAGGGGCTAGTTGCGCCTCTAGTCCCTAGCCCCTCGCCCCTAATCCCTAGGAGAAAAACGCATGGCCCTTTGGCCAAGGCGGCGGATACGCGCGCCTGAAGTGAAGGATTCGCGGGCGCAGACGCTGGTGGCGCTGACCACGGCGGGGCGGCCGGTGTGGACGCCGCGGGATTACGAGTGCCTGGCGCGGGAGGGGTTTGCGAAGAACCCCATTGCGTATCGGTGCGTGCGGATGATCGCGGAGGCTGCGGCTTCGGCGCCGCTCACGGTGTTCCATGAGGGCAGGCGCGCGGCGGACCATCCGCTTCAGAAGCTGATCGAGCGGCCGAACCTGGAGCAGGGCGGGCCGGACCTGATGGAGGCCTTCTTCGGGTCGCTGCAGACGGCGGGGAATGCCTATCTGGAGGCGGCTTCGACGGGGGCGGCGCCGGACGAGCTCTATGTGCTGCGGCCCGACCGGATGAAGGTCATTCCCGGGCGACAGGGCTGGCCGGAGGCTTACGATTATACGGTCGGCGGGCGGTCGGTGCGGATCGGGCGTGACGGCGACGGGTGGCTGCCGGTGCTGCACCTGCGGCTGTTCAATCCGGTGGACGATTACTACGGGTTTTCGCCGCTGGAGGCGGCGGCGTTCGCGATCGACGTGCACAACGCGTCGGGCGCCTGGAACAAGGCGCTGCTCGACAATGCGGCGCGGCCTTCGGGGGCGCTCGTTTATACCAGCCGCGACACCGGCGACCGGCTGACCGAGGAGCAGTTCGAGCGGTTGCGGACGGAGCTGTCGGACTCGCATCAGGGGACGGCGAACGCGGGGCGGCCGCTGTTGCTGGAGGGTGGGCTGGACTGGCGGCCGATGTCGCTCAGCCCGTCGGACATGGACTTCATCGAGGGCAAGCACGCGGCGGCGCGGGAGATCGCGCTGGCGTTCGGGGTGCCGCCCCAGCTGCTCGGCGTGCCGGGCGACAACACCTACGCCAACTACCGCGAGGCCAACGGGGCGTTCTGGCGACAGACGGTGGTTCCGCTGGCCGAGCGCGAGGCGCTGTGGGCGCGGCTGGAGGCGGCGACCTTTCTTACCAATGAGGAGCGGCGGCGGATGGCGGGGCTCGGCGATGCGTGAGCGCTGGCCGATCGCCGTGCTGGTCACCGTGCTGCTGCAGGCGGCCGGCGCCTTGCTGTGGGCCGGCCAGGCGGCGGCGCGGATCGACGAACTGCAGAGCCGCATCGAGGCCCAGGCTCCGGTCGCCGAGCGGCTGGCGCGGCTTGAGGAACAGGCGGCGTCGACGCGGGCGGCGCTGGACCGCATCGAAGCCAAGCTGGACCGTATCCATGAATGAAGACATCGAGATCGAGGGCTACGCCTCGCTGTTCTGGACGCGCGACCTGAACGACGACGTGACCGCGGCGGGCGCCTTTGCGGCGAGCCTGGCGCGGACGGGGGCGCACGTCGTGAAGATGCTGTTTCAACACGAGGCGGGCGAGCCGGTCGGCGTCTGGGACGAGGTGGCGGAGGACGCGCGCGGGCTTTGGGTTCGCGGGCGGATTTTGACGGCAACGCCTCAGGGCCGGCTGGTCGCGGCGCTGGTCAAGGCCGGGGCGCTCGACGGGCTCTCCATCGGCTTTCGGACGGTGAAGGCGCGGCCGGACGAGAGCGGACGGCTGCGGGTGCTGACGGAAGTGGAGCTCTGGGAGGTGTCGATCGTCACCTTCCCGATGCTGCCGTCGGCGCGGATTGCGGCGGTGAGGGCACTGAGCCTGGCCGCCTAAGCAACACCCCTCCCCCTCGATGGGGGAGGGGCAGGGGTGGGGGTGTGGCCGCTGAGGCGAAGTGATGGGTGAAGAGGGCTGCGCCCCCTTGCTCTCTTCGCCCCGTCGCCCTGCACCCACCCCCATCCCAACCCTTCCCCCATCGAGGGGGAAGGGCTCTCAAACGGAGACATGAATGAAAGAGACGAAACACGTGGCGGCCGAGCCGGCCGCGCGGGCGGCCATGCATGAGGTCATGGCGGCCTTCGAGGCGTTCAAGGCGGCCAATGACGAGCGGCTGGCGCAGATCGAGGCCAAGAAGGCCGACGGGCTGCTGGAAGAGAAGGTGGCGCGGATCGATGCGGCGCTGCTCGCCGCTCAGGGGCGTCTCGAACGCTTGACGGCGGAAGGGCGTCGGCCGGCGCTGGGCGAGGGGCGGATTGTCGTTCCGGACGAACAGAAGGCGGCGTTTCATGGGTATCTGAGGACGGGCGCCTCGGTTCCCGCGCTGGAGGCCAAGAGTCTCTCCGAGGGTGGGTCGGGCGGGTATGTCGTGCCGGCCGAAACGGAGCGGGCGATCGAGCGGCGGCTGGCGATGACCTCCCCGATGCGCGAGATCGCGACGGTGCGGACCATCGGCTCCAACCTGTTCAAGAAGCCGGTCTCGACGGTCGGCGTGACGGCGGGCTGGGTCGCTGAGACCGACGCGCGGCCGGAGACGACGGCGCCGACGCTGGTGTCGCTGGAGTTCCCGGCGGCCGACCTCTACGCCAATCCGGCGGCGACGCAGGCGCTGCTCGACGACGCCTTCATCAACCTCGATGAGTGGCTGGCGGCCGAGTGCGAGGACGCCTTCGCCGCGCAGGAGACCGACGCCTTCGTCAACGGCGACGGGACCAACAAGCCGAAGGGTTTCCTGGGCTATACGATCGCCGCGGATGCTTCGGCGACCTGGGGTCAGATCGGCTATGTGGCGTCCGGCGCGGCGGGGGCTTTCGCGGCCACCGACCCGGTGGATGCGCTGGTCGACCTGATCTATGCGCCCAAGGCCCAGTATCGCGCGAACGGCCGCTTCGTGATGAACCGGCGTACGGCGGCGGCGATCCGCAAGTTCAAGGACGCCGACGGCAACTACATCTGGCAGCCGGCGACGCAGCCGGGCGCGCCTTCGACGCTGCTCGGCTATCCGGTGACCGACATCGAGCAGATGCCGGACATCGCGGCCAACAGCTACTCGATCGCGTTCGGGGACTTCGCCAAGGGGTATCTGATCGTTGATCGCGCGGGCGTGCGGGTGCTGCGCGATCCGTATTCGGCCAAGCCGTATGTGCTGTTCTACACAACCAAGCGCGTCGGCGGCGGCGTGCAGAACTTCGATGCCATCAAGCTGCTGAAGTTCGCGGCCAGCTAAAGGTGAGGGGCTAGGGGCTAGGGGCTAGGGGCTAGTGGTTCAGCGCCTGTCCCCGGCTCCGCGCCTCTAGCCCCTAGCCCCTATTCCCTAGCCCCTCTGAAAGATTCCCATGACCCAGGCCGTCTCGGTTTCCGAGGCGAAGGCGTTTTTGCGTGTCACCGACACGGCGGAAGACGACCTCGTCTCCATGCTCATCGACGCCGCGCAGGCGCGGGTGGAGGGGACGACGGGCCTTGTGCTCGATCCGACCTCCGCGGCGCCGCTTCGGCTCTCGATCCTGATGCTGGTGGCGCACGCCTTCGAGCATCGGGAGGAGGCCGAGGCGCCGCTGGGGCTCGTCGAGCCGTGGCTGGCGCCCTACCGGCCGGTGCACCTGTGATTACGCAAATGCGCAGGCTGGCCAGCCTGCAACAGGCCGCCGAGACCGAGACGGCCTTCGGCGGCCAAAGCCGTGTCTGGAGCGAGGTCGCGACCCTGTGGGTCGACCTTCGCGAAGCCGGTCCCCGCGAGACGTCCGAGGCCGACCAGCGCCCCCTCCTGGCGGTCTCGGCGGAGGCGGAGGCGCGCGACCATCCCTCAGCGGCGGCGGGCCAACGGCTCGTCGTCGGCGGGGATGGGTGGCGCGTCCTCCGCCTCGTTCGCGGCGTCCCGAAAGGCGGGCGCATGACGCTTTTCCTAGAAAAGGATCCCTCGTGAGTCTCGATCCCGACCGGGCGCTGGCCGCCGCGGTGCTGGACTGTCTGCGCGCGGACGCTTCCGTCAGCGCGCTGCTGGACGGCCGTGTCTATGACGAGCCGCCGGCGTCGCCTGGCTATCCGTACGTGACGCTTGGGCGGGCCGAGACCCGTCCGTGGGGCGGCTTGAACGGCGAGGGCGTCGAGCATGCGTTGACCCTCACCTGCGTCTCGCGGTTTGGCGGGGCGGAGGAGGCCAAGGCCGTCGTCGCCGCCCTGCGCGCGGCGCTGCACGGGGCGGCGCTGACGCTCACCGACCATCGGCTCGTGAACCTGCGGGCCACCTATTCCGACGTGTTCCGAGGCTCCGACTGGCGCTCGACCTTCGGGGTGCTGCGGGTGCGGGCGGTCACGGAGCCTTTGTGAGGGGCTAGGGGCTAGGGGTTAGGGGCTAGTGCTCAGCGCCCGTCCCATGCTCCGCGCCCTCTAATCCCTAGTCCCTAATCCCTAGCCCCTCTCGACCTAACCCCTAACCACGGAGGCGCCGCCATGGCCGCCCAGAAAGGCAAGGACATCCTCCTGAAGATCGGCGACGGCGCGACGCCCGAGGTCTTCACAACGGTCGCGGGGCTGCGCGCCCGGACCATTTCACTGAACGCCAGGAGCGTGGACGCGACCGACAGCGACAGCACCGGGCGGTGGCGCGAGCTGCTGGCCGGGGCGGGGGTGCGGCAGGCGTCGGTGTCGGGCTCGGGCGTGTTCCGGGACGCGGCGTCGGACGCGGCGATCCGCACCGCCTTCTTCAACCAGAGCGCCGACAACTGGCAGCTGATCGTGCCGGACTTCGGCGTGCTGCAGGGGCCGTTCCTGGTCGCCGCGCTGGAATACGCCGGCGAGCACGAGGGCGAGGCGACCTATGCGATCACGCTGGCGAGCGCCGGCGAGGTGACCTTTGCCGCGATCTAATCCCCTCCTCCCTCGAGGGGAGGAGGGCAGGGTGGAGGGTGTGGCGCTGAGTGTGGGCGAGGAGCGCCGTTGGGCTCTGAGCCGGCTAGCGGATGCCTATCAGCCCCCTGCACACACCCCCATCCCCGACCCTTCCCCCCTCGAGGGGGAAGGGAGGAGAACTCATGACACACGCAAACAGACATCGCGGCGAGGTCGTCTGCACGCTGGCGGGTGAGCCGCGCAGGCTGTGCCTGACGCTGGGCGCGCTGGCGGAGCTGGAGACGGCGTTCGGCGTCGATGGCTGGGAGCCGTTATCCGCGCGGCTGCGCAGGCTCTCGGCGCGGGACATGACGGCGGTGCTGGCGGCGCTGCTGCGCGGCGGCGGCGAGGGCGAGGTGGCGCTGCACGGCGTCGACTTCCGCGAAGCGGCTGAAGCCGTCGCGGCCGCCTTCAACGCGGCGGGCGGATGACGCCCTGGCCCGCGTTGCTGCAGCTCGCGCTGCGGATGGGGATCGCGCCGGAGGCATTCTGGCGGCTGTCGCTCAAGGAGTGGCGGGCGTTGGCTTCGGCGGGCGGTGAGGCGCTGGGCCGCGCGGGGTTTGAGGATCTGGCGCGGCGGTTTCCGGACAAGGACGCATGAGCGAATTCAACACGGGCGGGCTCTCCGCCATTCCACAGCAGGCGGCGGAGGCTTCCGCGGCGCTGGCCGCGATCCAGGCGCCGGCCGAGAAGGCGGCGTCGGCCATCGACGAGGCGTTTTCCAAGGCCGGCGCCAGTCTCGTGCGCTCGCTGAGCCACGCGGCGGCGGACGGCAAGATCACGCTGGCGGAATTGGCGCAGGCGGTGCTCGCGGCCATCAACGCCGCGGCCGGGCAGGGCCGGGGCGGAGGTCTGGGCG